GTTGATGATGAGTGGCGTGCCTGCGTCCCAAGCCTCCAAGAACGAATACTGCGAACCGCCGCCATCGTTCTTGATTGCACTCATGTCCACGATGGCCGCTGCTTTCGCGCACAGGTGCGCTCCCGCGTGTGCCGTTCTTGGGAACGCTTCCGGCTTGAAGTTAGGCCATGTCGGGTGAATCTTGAAATGCACATACATCATGTTGGCTGCTCCGAACACTCGGATGCCAGCCTTCAAATCGTTGGCTTCGCAGATCGTGTGCGTGTACTTGTCGAAGTCGATGCGCGAGTGCGCGATTGCTCCGTATTCATTCGTGCGAGTTGGGTTGGCTCTCGCGTACGGATGCAGAATCAAAGTAGCGTTCGGAAGACGCTGCTTCATTGAGCGTCGAATCACGACCGTTTTGCGCTCGGGTACTCCTTCAAGATGTTTCTCGGCAGGATCGTGAACTACGATGTGCGCACCTTTCTTGAGAAGCAGTTTCGCCTCTTCCGAATGCTGTTTGTCCGCAGCCGCAATCAGAACGGGCTGTTCGCTATTGCAAAGTTCCTTGATTGAGATGCGCCTAGCGCGCATTCCATGCCCGAAGTCGATTGAGTCGGCGGCTGTCTTCGCTCCAACGACGCGAAGCATTGGCACGACTCCAGCGGCCCTCAAAGCGAGGCAAAGGTGATGCGTGAAAGTCGGCCATCCCCCGTACTTGGCTTTCGCTAGGTATGCGACGATGACGAGTGGTGCACGGTCATTCTGTGTCTGGGGGTTCATTGCTTGCTTTGCGTCTTTCGATGTCGGTTCGTCGCGCACGCATTCGGGCTATCTCGTCCGTGATGGCCTCGCAGTTCCACATCTGCTGAAGGCTGTAGTAAACCACGGTGAAACGATGCGCGTCAGGCGCGAGTTTCTTGATGGGCGTAACGCCGTGAATCAAACCCTGTCCGTCGAACAGCAGCAGCGATCGGTCGGCGATTTCGATCATCAAATCCAGTTCGGGAATACAGAGGTGCCCACCCGAGACCTTGTGCTTGAATGCCAACATCGCCGAACAGACATTCTTGAAGTTACCACTGTCGAAATGGTATCGCAGCGGATTGTTGTGGTTGACGATGCCGCTCGTAAACATCGTCCCTTCAAGACGATACTGCTCTTTGACATTGTTCTCCGTCAGTTCCCTGTGATACTGCGACAGTTCGGGAAATGAATCGACATAGTATCGCTCAATCACTTTGCTGGCGGCAGCCACGATAGCGTGTTCTCGCGGCTGATCCGTTGCGAATCCGGTCGCCCGACACGGTTGTCGTCGTAGTTCGTTTCTCGGCGCGTATCCGAAAATTCTGCTCGTCGTTACGAGTCCATTAGTGCGGGTGGATGTAGCGTAGTTGATTTCCGGCAGCACCTTCGCCATCTCATCAAGAGCCTTGTCGTCGACATACGAGATGTAAACGATGACAGTCCGACCATCGACCGTCACGGTCGTGGACTCTTTGATGTATGTCGAACAGTCGGTTTCTTGTGCGGATCGGTTCTTGAACTTCGTCAGGTCGAGTTCAGTCCGCGTTCTTTCCATTACACGCATAGCCATTGCTCTCCAGTAGGTGCATGACGGCTTCGGTGTTATTGCTCAACCCGTGCTGATCGCAGTAGCGACCGAACGCATCCACGACGCGAGTGTATTCCGCCATGCTAAAGACCAGCACGATCTGTCGGATTGCACTGCTCTCATACTTCGCAATGTTCTCGCCCATCGCTTCAGCAGAAGCCTCGGATTCGACAACGCCAGCCTTGAGGTCTTCGTTCAGCCGCTCAAGGTCTGCTTCCGAGAAGCCAGTTGACAGAAGCAGTTCGCCGTCCATCTCGGCGATCATGCGCAACTGCTTCAACAGATTCTCGTCATCCCACTCTGCAAGTTCTGCAGTGCGATTGGCGGCAATGGCATAGGCAATCGCCTCCTTGCCTTTCAGTTCGGTTGGGAGGATGTTGACATGGGTGTAACCCAGTTCCCGCATTACTTCCAAACGACCGTTGCCGGAACGAACCACATTGTCCGCGTCCACGATTAGGGGTTCGACTTGTCCGTACTTTTTGAGGCTCTCGCGAATGCTGTCAAGGTTCGCGGTGTTGTGTTTGCGAACATTCTGCGGATCGGATTGGAGGGTTTCGATTGCGACTCGCTTGATCTTCATGCTGCCATCATAACACTCTACGGTGCAGGCTTGTCCACATAGGATGGTGGCACGCAATACCAACCCTCGGGAATGGTCACGGCGTTGGGTGACAGTTCCCACCCGTCACTCGTGAGGGTGTACACCCGAACTCGACACTCCGGGCCGATTCGGACGGGACTGCCTTCACTGACCAGCGTTACGCGAGCGCAGCCACTCGCGAATGCGAGAGCCAGCCCGATCAAGGCGATTTGTGTCTTGCGGTGCATCTGTGGCCTCCGTCTTGCCAATTTTGCTGCCGAACCGGGCCAACAACTCGCCCAGCACGGCAGCGATTAGTGCTGTCAGCCAAGCCATTACTCGGACTTGGCCGCGTCCTTCGCGAGGATCAAGCCCACTCCGGCCATCACGGCCGCGATGCAGGCACCGATGTCCGGCACGGTCGCCGGGTCATTGTCGGTGAACGCCTTCAAGGCCGAGCCGACGGCGACGAGGATTGCGGCAATGCCCGCCGAAGTGGTCTTCCAATTGTTCTTCATGTGGTTCCTTTCGTTAGGCCCAAACCCGCAAGAGAGTAGATGATGAGAAATCAAGACAACAGGGCAGAAATCATACGGGAGGCAATCGCTTGATATCCAAGTGCAGTCAAGTGACTGTTTCCACCGCTGTCATACCAAGTCGTTCCTGACCCGCCACCAGTGTTGATGTCGTTATAGGTTACAAACGCGGTGGTATCCAAGATGGTGCAAGAGCCAGAGTTCCCTAGCGTGATTGATGATGCTCTTTCTGTAGTGAGCGTATCGGTGCTAGCGGTTTGATGGCTTACCCATCCCAGACATGCAAGGTCGCTAGTTGGATATCCAAGCGTTGCCCATTCAGTTGTGCAAGTGCTGAAAAAACTGCTCGCGCTTGTTGCCCAAGGATTTGTACCCGCGTTGATTCCACCCTGAATCGCCACAATCACTCGTCCACTTCCGCCGCATGAAATCTGGCGCAGTCGCGCTTCGCGCAGGTACTGTCGAATCACCGTGTTTCCATTTGACGCATTGCTGGCAACGGTGTCCATTGTTGCACCACCATGATGCGATATTGATGTGACTGCGTATCCCTTCGTGTTGATGCGAGAAACTGATTGCAATGCCAACGCCATCGGGCCAGTCAAACGAGAAGTAGAGATGTTGTTTCCGGCATACAAGAAACTGTATTGTCCGCCAGTTCTGCTTGAGTCCGCCGAAACTGACAGAGTTGAGGTCGTCCAAGCATATGACGCTTGCGCGCATGAAACTGATTGCGTTCCAAGCGCAGTAAAAGGAGCAACATCCAACCTTCCAGACAAGCGGAGCGTTCCCATGCTCGGCCCTAGACCATGAACTACGCGATACTGGATTGCACTTCCAATCCAAGGCAAACGATTGCTGCCGTCATAAAGAAACATCCCACCAATCGTGTCGCTCCAATCGCTCGTCCCCGCCCACCATCCGTAGTCAAACGGAGAAGTATTCGGTTGCAATGAGCCAGAGCCTCGCGTTAGTGCATTCGTCAAATCCGATGGGCCAGAAGTCTTGCCACTTACGAGCGTGTTACCAAGTGCTGGAGTCCCGGTTGCATTGACTACCGTTCCAGAAGCGTTGATTTTGCTGTATACGCCTTCTACAAGATACACGCCGTAGTACAGAGCACTGTCCCACGAAATAACTGGGACGATTGGAGTTCCGTATTCCACGGCAGTCGTGTTTGTTTGTAGTGCCCAATTTATTCCGTCAACCCATCCCCATCCGCCGTAGTTCGTGTTGCTGTCTCCCGCAATCAAGATGTCTACAGAATCTCTGCGTTGCACGACATCTTGCAGCATTGTCCTGACTTGTGCAGATCCATATACCCCCGCTGCCGGGGGCAACACTTGATCATTCAGCCGTCGCAATGGTCGTGGTCGCATTAGATCGTCGCCCAGAATGCGCCCATCTTGGGCGTGGTTCCCGTGGCCTTGAACTGGAGGGTGATCAACTGCGAGCCGACGGCATCCACGATGACGCTAGCGGGCTGCACATTGGTCGTGGCAGCGGTCGCAGGGCTGTAGGCATTCACGGTCGGAACGCCTGCGCCGATGGTCGCGCTGCTGAAGAAATAGTTGGTCACGCCGTCAATGGACAGGTTGGCAACCGTGCCGCTGGTGTAGCCAAGGGCCACATCCGCTAGCACGGTGGGAATATAAACCTTTGTTCCATCCGCTTGGAGGTACGAGTTCCAACCGACTACGCGCATGCCAACCGAGCCCGAGGTAAAATCATTACGGCTTGCGATTGGGGTCAAGCGCAGCAGGCTTGGGTAGTCCGTGCCGATGTCATACAGCAGCGCAGACTGGACTGTGGTGCTGGGCTTGGTCAGCGTGGGGCTAGCGGCATCGTAAGCCTGCGCCGATGTCAAACTGATGAGGCCAGTAGTTGCGAAGGACGGTTGATTGGTGGAGATCATTGAGATGGCCATTTATGGCTTCCTTTCAAGTCGGTCGATGCGGGACTGGATGCTGTCGATGCGAGCAGAATACTCGCGGTCGGTTGCCGACAAAGTGCTTACTGTGCGAGCAAGATCGGAAGTGATCGCAGCCAATTCTTTGATGCGCTCGCCTTGATTGTCAAGCGACGCGTCGCGGCGACCGATGGTCATGAAGACACCCGCAACACTTCCAAGCAATACCAAGGTTTGGATAAACTGCAGAACGGTCTGCACTCCAACCTGCTTGCCCAACTTCGTTTCTGTTTGCTCGCTCATGGATTTGCCTTGCCGGGTGATACTAACGGCTTGCGCCTGTAACCTAAAGAGTAAAGCGCACGCCCAATAACGCTAGCGGAAGCCGTCACAGCCTCCTCGGACAAGTCGGGTAGGGCAGCGTGCAGGCATTCGTGTGCCACGATTTCCAAAGCCTGCCTGTCGGTTAGGTCGCGACGGACGCTGATCGTCGGATGCCTTCCCGGGGGGTGATCGCAACTTCCCAACCAGTCCCTTGGCATTTCTTTGGCTAACACGAACCGGATTCGCCATTTGCGCTTGCCGATTGTGAGGGCAATTTCATTGCGCATCGATGACATCCCAAGCGATTCTCGGAACGCCGTGAATCCCGGCTTCGTCCTTTCTCTGTTCGTATTGAATGAACAGACGAACCCACTTCTGCCGCATCGGTGATGGGCCGAACCCCTTCTCGACCTCCCATCCGGCTGCTCCGTCCTTCCATGCGTCCTTGGTCGTGCCGACGCGAATCAGATCGCAATGCCGATTCTCGACTCGGTACACACCGTTGTGACAGTTCAGGAACTGCCGGGTCACGCCTACGACATTGCTCGTATGCAAGTGACTAATGACGATCGAATCTACGCCTTCAAGCCAAGAGAACATTCTGCGTGTGTCAAGCACGCCAAACGACATCATCGCTCCCGAACCGCCAGTGCCATGCTGATACTTCATAGTGTAGGTCAAGCGATTGCCACCAAGGTGCATTTGGAACTTGATGAACCCGCCGTAGCCTCCAGCCCCTACATTACTTTCGGCCCTGTCCTTCATGGCGCGAACAAGATGTTGCGTGGGTGAAGATTCGTGATGACGCTCCCATGCAGACTCATGATTTCCGGTTGCCATCACGGCCCAATGCGATGCGTACGGAGCGTAGAAGTCTGCGGCCTGCTCAATCACCTTGTCGAAGTAAGAGTCTGATAGCAGACTGGATCGCAGGGCAGATTTGGCTGATCGCTTGTCACCCTTGCCTTGCATCAAGTCGAGCGTGTCACCAACCGAGATGATGATCGCATCGCGTTCGATTGCCTGATCAAGCAGTCTTTTTTCCATCGCGTGATCGGCAGATGGGTTGTCGTGATGGTTGTCTGCTAGCAGCAGAATCCACTGTTCAAACTGTTTCAACTGCGGACGCTTGACCGATACGACATGGATGTTTCTTCCATGATGCTCGACCGACCACCCACGCGTTTTTGCACCGTACTTCTTGACTCCGGGCACGACGATTTCGGTTGGTCGCTTCTGCTTCTTCATCAGTACTCACGCGTTAGGGTTAGTTCCACTCGCGGAGAATGTTTGTCACAAAGCATCAGCATGGGCAGATGCGTCAGCCCACAGTCATCCTGCAACAGTCCTGCATCTACTATGCCATCGAACGCTGCCTTGAGACTCGCGAGGCAGTTGTCGCGATCACGCCTGCGATTCGTCTTCGCATACCACGATACTTGACAGTTCGCGTTCACCCAATCGGGAGCAACGCCACGCAATGCCAAGAAGCACGCGTCCAGCGCGCACTTGCGCATGCGCTTGGTCGCTTTCGCTTTGACCGCCCAGTGACAACGGGCATTCGGCGAAAGCACGCGGTCGGGTATAGGAAGCGTGATGGTTACGGTGTCCGGCATAGTCGCGGGTGTGACGGTAGCCATCCTCCATAACTACTACCGCCACGACCCGCTCTGAAAGCGTGACAGGGATTTCAGGCGTAGTCAAGACGATAAGGTTTCAGATCGTCCATGGGTTTCAAAACATCTTGAGGCACGAAGTAGGCGGCATCCCTGCCACCGTGCGTCTGTTCCCATTTCTTCTGCTTGGCATCCTTTCCAAGAATCCATCCGTGGACTCTGTATTTGCCGTTCTTGCCAGTCACTAGCACAAAGTGCTGATCCTCTGCATCATGCGGTCGCACGATGAGTTCGTATGAGTGATTGCTGCGCGTCTTGATTTGCATTCCGGGCAGGTCAGGTGCTTTGAAGGTGTCGAGTCCCAGCGATGCGTAGATGCCCAAGGCTTTGGCGACGGCCAGTTCTCCGCACGAACCCTCAATGTCGATCTGCCACGGGTTCTCGTCGTTGAATCCATACTGCGGTTTCAAGCCTCGTTTGATCGAAGACACACGACGCATAACGCCCATGATGCCAGCGTGAAGGAGTTCTGCATTCGTCAGTTCAATTTCGATCACGGTTCGTCACGGCTCCAGTCTTCGTTGTCTTCCGGTCCACAGTCGGCCTCGTCGGCCTTCCATTCTTTGTATTGCCTGCGCCTACGCGCACTGCGCTCTTCGGGTGTTTCATCGCCCGGGAAGGTGTAATCGCCCGATGGGTAGTTGCTCATGCTTTCTCCTTGAAACAGTCCCAGTTCTTCGATTCTGCAAACGCAACCGGATCAATGAACATCTTCGAAAGCGTGCGTCGCAGTGCGTCACGCTCTGCACGCAATTCCATCACCTGCTGTCGAATTTCCTTGGTATGCGCTACCTCCATCGCGCATTCGTTGCGTAGGCAGATGATTGCATACGCGGCCTCGTCGCGCTCGGCGTTCGCCATGTCTCCCATGATGTCCCACTTCACGCGCAGCCGTTCTACGATGTCATTCATTTGCAATCCTCCTTGAAGCAGTCCCATTGCAATTCCCGAGCAGCGACGCGTGCCGCAGCGTGATCTTCATTCGCTGCCAACACGCAGAGTGATCGTCGCGCCTGATCGCGCTCTAGCACATAGTGTTTCATCATTTCGTCCTGCACTTCCAGCATTCCACGAAGCCGTTCGATTTCCTCTGCTGCTTCAAGAAAGATCGTTGCACCAACAATGGGTTGCGTGATGCGCGCATCTGCGCCAGTCACATTTGAGTGTCGCGCCCGCAGTTCTGCGGCGATGTCAAAGTTCCCAGTCATAATCTTGCTCCAGTTGTTTGAGTTGCGATTGAAGTGTCTTGATCTGATGTTTTATGCGGCACTGCGAACAAGAGAACCAGTCGTATCGTTCTTCCGTGCCCCAAGTGTGTTTCGTGACATGAAGCACATCACGCCGGATGACGAACATTCCTTCTTTCGATCCGCAAATCTCACAGTCCGGAAGCGTGAGTTTCTTCGATTGATCATTGGTCATTGGTAGCAGTACCACTGGGGCATGCGTTGCGGAACACGATTCCACTTGGCGATAGCACCCTTGCAGTGAATGTAATAGTTGCGATAGGCAGTGACGCTGTCGTTGGCGACGCGCTGCGCATCAGGCATGGCTTGCGGAGGTTGCGTGAACGGAATATCAACGATCTTGGCCGGAACAACGGCGAGTGCGCCGAGAAGTGCGCCACACTTGTGTTCTCGTCCATAGCGATGCGTGTATTCGTTCAGCAGCGCGCGAAAGTGCATGAACAGCCATCGGTAGTTGTAGTTAGTGCTGCGACACCAAATCGTGCAGGGATGATTGATGAACGATGGCTTGTACAAACCCATGCGGTCTGCGTACGCATCGCCGTCAACGATGCGGTGGGCAGTGCAAAGCATTTGCGCCGATTCAAGTGGCATCTTGACGACATGCTTGTCGCAGAGTGCCTGCGCAGCAATGTCCGGGTCTGGGTCAACGAAGAAGATGTTCATGGCTTGAATTAAAGCGTGCGAATCTTGCCACCGAACCGTTCCGCAAATGACTTGGCTTGCTCTGCATCCATGAACCTCGCTTCGGCAAGTGTCGGCTTTGCCCGTGAATCTGCGGGTTGCCGCAAGTACTCCACAGCGAAGATCGGCCCGGAAGATTTCCTAGATTGCTGCTGCTCGCCACTTTGAATCTTGGACACATAGTCCTCCCATCGGCCTTGGCTGAACCAAGTGCGGGGGTGGGCGATGAATTTGGCCTCCGTCCCGTTGACAGTCCGGGCGTAGTCCTTGACTGCTTCGATGAGCACCGAGGCGGCTTTGGGCCGATCGCAGGCGAGGATCGCCTCAAGCCGATCCAAGGCACGCTGGATCTCCCGCACTCCAGCCCCTCGCCCGACCTTCCGTGGGTAGGTCTCGTAGACCTGCAAGGCTTCCGGGTCGTTCGCCCCGGTCAGTCCGGACGCAGGCCTCCCTTTCCCTCCCTTGCGGGTGGGCGGGTCGGTTTCGTTATCGGCTGTGTCCTTCCCCTTCCCCGTATCTTCCGGAGTATACAGCGGAGCGGCCATGTTTGTTTTCTTCTGACTCTGACTCTGACTCTGACTATGATGCGTCAAGCATTGCTTGTCGGATGCTTGGGGCATGCTTGAAGCATTGCTTGAAGCATCATCGTCGGGATGCCAACGCGCATTCGCCGCTCGTAAGGCTCTATCTGACAGTGCTTTAGATCGTTCGTTGAACGGATCGCGATCCTGCTCCATGCGAGGATTGCGCCGTTTGCCATCAGGGAAGATAGGGAACTTGGTTTCAAACAGCGGCCAAGCAACTTTGCATCCTGCGGCCATGCGTTCCAGCCTATCGATGTCTTGGGGGAGGCCATCGTTCACCCAAGCGTACCACAGCAGGGTGACATAGATGCCGCGTTCCTCCATCGTCCAAGATGCGGTCGCGTTGAGAAAGTCAGAGCCATAGAACTTCAGGTAGGCCCACGGTTTGGTAACGGGTGGTATAGTCATGTTGGGTCTGCGTGACGGGGAGGGTTGCGTTTGCGGCGCACCCTCCCCATTCATTCACGATTCTCGTTCAACGGGTTTCGGCTGACTCTGAATAATTCGCACGCAATACGCCGACCACATCGTCAATCCATTGATTGCGCTCGGCTTCGGAGTGCCAAAAAGTTTGAATGCTTTCCTCGTAGTCCTTGGCGGATGCGGCGTTTAGGCCGAGAATCGCCGCAGTGCTGCTCGCGCTTTCGGCTGTGAGAAGTCGAATCGCGGAGTAGGTCATGCGCTTGACGGCCATTTCCGTTGAAGATCGACCACCACTCACAATCTGCGTTTCGAATCCACGCTTGCGGAGTGCGGTCATGACTGCTGGCAATACTGCTGCTGTTGCGTACATGGAAGTCCTTATGAGATACGGAGATACGGTTCCTTGGGAATCAGACGGGCGAAAGGCAAGACTTCGCCTTTCTCTAGTGCTTCCCGAATGCGTTCCTTGTCCGGAACGATCTCGGTTACTGCGATTGTCCACTCATCCGGCACTTCGTCAAGAATCTCCATGGCAGGCTTGCCGCCGGGTTGGGCGACGGTGGCCTTGAACCTCGGAGTTTCCAGTTTCGCAGTGCCGCGACTACGCAGGATGCGAAGCACCTGCCCCTTGAACCACTCGGCCACCTTCTCGTCCTGTTTGGCCCGGTCGGTGAGCCGTTTGCCTTCGGTCTTGCGTGCGGATGCCCGGTATTCGATCTCCGAGACTAGCGAGAGCAGGTCATCAATCGCCTGCGGCAGCGTTTCCGCTTTCTGCGCCAGTTCGTCGATCTTGGATTCCAGTTCGGTGATGTCGCCGCCTGTTTCAGCCGTGCTTGCGATCAATGCTTCCAGTTCTCGGGATGCGGCTGTCGCTTCAAAGATTCTGTCAAGTGTTTTTGCCATTGGGGTTCCTTTCAGTAGGTAGTGAAATAGCCCACCGTGGATTTGCGTCAACACGGTGGGCCTTCCGGGGGTTTAGGTGGCCTGCGCCTCTACGATCTCGCGGCATCCGTACAGCGTCATGCCGTACGGCGGCTTCAGAACGGCGAACACCTGAATCTTCAGGTTGCCATTCTTGGCTCGGCTCAACTCATTGACCAGTGTATCAGAGAACACGGATGCCCACTGCTCTTCGTTTCCGTCGGACAGCAGGACGGGGAATCGCTTCGTTCCCGTACTGGTTTCGCGACCCTCCGCGATCTTCACGATAGAGAACGACTTGCTGCCCCACACTGCTTCTCGGGGCGGTCGGTCGGTCACATAGTCGATGGGCGGGGCATCGATGCCAGCCTCCGACGGCGAAACCTGCACCTCGGCTTTGGGGGTCGCCGCAGGCTTCTTCTGAACGACCCGCGTCCTTGGGGGCGCAGGGATGGGCTCCGGAGCCGTTTGGAGTGCAAGGGGGGCCACTGGGGCCTCCGAAGCCTCGGGACGCTCCACAGGCCTTGCAGGCGGGTTGTGGACGGTCGGGCCGTCCTGCTCGGTCGATGCCCGGGTCATCTCCTCCTGCGTATACAGGCCGCTGGTCTCGGCTGGGAACGCCGACCGGAGGGCCAAAGCCTCGGCGACCTTGCCGAGCATGAGGGCAGGCATCTTGCCCCACAGACCGATGGGCTTGCCCGACTTGTCTAGCGGCTCGTACTCGTCCCAGTGGGCAGTGCGGAACAGGGGTTGCGTGAACCCGCGTCGCATTACGCCCACGCGGGAGGCTCGGGGAGCCTTGTCCGACAGCCAAACATCCCGCCATTCGCCGGAGTCATCGCACCACTGGGGGCCGATCTGTCCGGCGTACTCGCCGCTCCGCTGCGCGATCAGACGGAACCCGTCGATGCTGACCTGAATCGACATGACCTCTCGCTGATCCCGGCCGCTCCATCGGTGTACGCAGTAAATCTGCCGCGAGAACGGGTCGAGGCCAGTACGGTTGCACACGGCGACGAACAGCGTGAGTTCATCGTTCGTGGCTTTCGGTGCGATCTGACGCTTGATCAAATCAATCTGTTGCGTCGTCAACCCTGACGACATCGGATTCGCTAGTGACATGGTGTCTCTCGTTTCTCCTGCTATGGCGCAGGGAAGGGTGGCCTCCGAAGAGGCCACCGATCCGCGAGCCATCGCGTCAGGCGATGAGCATTTCCGCAGCCTGCTGCGCCGCAGTGTTCACGCGATTCGCGCTGCCGAACAGCACGCTCTCGACGCGGCGGGAGGCATCGTTCTCCTCCTCGCGAACCGTCTTCTCATGGTTCGCCCACTGCGTGACGGCATTGACCGCCGACCACACCGTGCCGCTCGTTGACACGCCAGTCTGACGCTCGTCCTCGCGGAAGTTCTTCAGCCACTGGCCGACCTCGTTCTCAAACTTGGTCTCGCGACGCGAGCCGTTCTCGGTAACGACGAGGCGACCGTTGATTCGCTGCCACACGCTAGTGAAGTAGGCCTGCAACTGGTCATCACTCATCGGAGTCTCGGCCATCTGACGCACCGACTGCTCGTACTTCTTGATGAGAGCCATCGGATTGGCCAGCCACTCGCCGACCATCTGAATCCGCCGCTCGGAACTGCTTGTGTGACGGATGCGCTCGCAATCATTGCCCATCTCGCGCAGACCGAGTGCCAGCGTGTTCGCGCAAACCACTCGCGTAGCCATAGCGCCACAGGTGACTGGCATCGACAAGTCGTGGCTCGTACCAATGAACAGGTAAGGCTTCACCTTGTCATCGGCAGCAGCGACGATCTCCTCCATCGCCAGCAGGCAGAACACGCGCCGACCGCCGCGAAGCGATCCGGCTGTCTCCACCGCACGATCCGAGAACGCACTGATCTCGTAGGCAAGATCGAACAGTTCCTTGTTCTGGAATGGGCGGTAACCCTTCTTGCAGGTGGCGAAGATTTCGCGGGTATCGGCGCGAACGATTGCGCGATGGTTGCCGCAGTCCACCTTCTCGCCCGAAGCGAGCGTGGCCTCAAACTCCGTGACTTCGATATCCCACTCCAGCCCCGCAGTCTTCATGGCGGTGATCGCATCGCAACGCTCCGGCAACACAGTGCCCAGTCCGTGCCATGCTGCCTGACCTGCGAGAACGAGTCCATCGGTTTCGGTGATTTCGTGCATTTGGTGTCTCTTGCTTTCTGCCTCACATGAGGCGGTTTGGTGTTTCCAGCGACGATGCTGGCCGTCCCGCCCCGGATGGGGCGGTGGGGCGAGAGCCGTCAGGCCGTCTGCTTGGACTTGCCGCAGAGTTGCAGAGACTTCGGCTCGCCACTCTTCGGCTTGCCGCAGACCGTGATGGATTGCGGACGCTTGTCGGCATCGCCTTCGCATTCAAGGATTTCCATCAGCAGGGAGTGCAGTGCGTCGTAGGCGCGATCGCGGACTTGCTTGACGGAAGCCTTGCGAGCCTTGAAAGCCTTCAGCCACTCTTGCTCACCGATCATTTCGGTTCCGTAGAAGATGTCGATGGAACGCTCATGATCAACGATCTCATCAAGTTGACGTTCGTAAACCGAAGACTCGACCATCCGTTGAGCGTTGAGGATCAGGTTTGAGTACCAGTTCTCGTCACGCTTATAAGTATTGGGAACCATCAGACTGAAGATCGAACCGCAATAAGCAAGAACGGCATTGCGGCGACTGCCGAAATTATTCGGCAACGAACGGAATGATTCGAAGTTCTCAATGAGTTGGTTGACGAGGATTCGGTTCTGCGGATTTGACATTGGGTGTCCTTTCGTTTGGTGTCTTCGGGGGCCACGCGGCCCAACACGGTCAATGATGCCTCGTATTCTGGAGAAAGCAAGTACTTCTTTGGGTTTATTTGCGATTTATTTGGGGTTTCTTTGCCCTAGGGCTTGCTTTTTGGCGAATAGGAGGCATCATTGGGGGGTCGGCTCGCCTTTGGGCCGACCGCCGCAGGGGTGCGGCGACCTCACTCAACCACCTTTGGAGACACCAAATGCTTCCATTTCACGAACCCGACAGTCGCTTGGATCGCGTTCCTCTTGCCGATCGCCCGGTCGATCGCTGTTTCACTTCCGGGCAGTTCGCCGGAACCTATCGGTACATGCCGATCGCCGCGATTCGCCAGTACAAGGTTGAAGATCACTCAACGGACAGCCGCTCCATCTTTGTCCACTTGTGGGACATCGTGATGCCAAACTACTGCAACGAAACTGATGCTCGCGAGATCGCGTTTGCGATGATGCTTCATCGGTACACCGATCCGGAGAATCATCAGGAAGGCTGGGTTCGCGCGACTTCTGTTCAGTTGGCATGGTGGGCAGTTCGGATGATGGCGTTTGCAGAGATGCACGCCACCGATCCGCTCGACTTCTCCAAGACGCGCACGACCAAGTGGTTCCGCGTCGGGTTCACCGAAGACCTGTCGTGATGTCCGATGCTCGGCTCGCCACCCTACGGGGTGGCCTGCCCTGCATCGTGCAGGACACGCAACCACGCCCTACGGGGCAGATCGGAAACAGCCATGAAAATCACTTTGAACATCCTTCCTGAAGTCATGCGCGAAATCACCGAAGCACTCGCCAACACGATCAAGCAAGCACAGGACGCAACAGAACGCAGCACAAATTTCCCCGGTCGAGGATCGTGGCCTACTGCCGAAGCAGACCTGATCGCACTTGATGTGTTGCACAAAGAACTGCACGAAGCCATGTACAAGTCCAAGGCTTGACGAATCACGGGTGCGGAGCCGCATGACTATCGCGGCTCCCATCCCCTGCATCGTCGCAGGACACGCAACCCATTCACAAGGACATCAAATGACACAACGACTCCTCCCGAATCGCGACATGACCGCAAACGATCTTCATGCGCTACTGAATGCTGCCGTCGAAGCATTCATTCAGAAGCCGGATGGAATGATTCTTCACTGGCGCACGCTAGTCGATTGCATCTGCAGTTACGGCATCGACTATCCGCTCGTTCACGCAGCCGTCGTTGACGAATCCGTTCGTCAAATGATGAACAAGGCTGTCGGTCGGGCGCAGCGTTATGCCGCTGTGGTTTCCGAACTGCACAGCACGCCGAGCCTGACTTACGCCCGCAATCTTGAGATCGAACACCGATCGCCATCGTTTGAGCGTTGCATCGACCAGTTCAACAAGATTCTGCCTAACCGCTGAAAGGATTCACCCATGTCTCTCCGACCTCCGTCTTACTTCAACACCGAAGAGGACTGCCAGTGGCTGCGCGAAACACATCTGCGTGGCGTGACGGTCCAGCCATTTCGTTCGTTCTGCCTGTTCGGAAACGAAGACAGTCCCGAGTGCGTCTGCTTGTACGCGCAACAGGATGCGATGATTCACGATCCCATCCAGCGTGTCGTGTTCCCGACGAACGGCAATCCTGTTCGCGTTCACATTGAGAGGAACTACCGTGGCTAAATATCGCCTGCAAACCGAATACACGACTGTCGCCTGTGTCGATGTTGGACTCGACGCGATGGAGGCCTTTCGGCTCGCAAACAACTTCCGCAAGCGTGGCGTTGACTTTGAGTGCGTGCGCGTTGTGCCGCTAGAGAAAGGTGGGTATCGGTTCGTCCCATGCACCACGCCGACTCGCCCGAAGACGAAGAAGAAGGGAGCAGCACGATGACTCGCGATACCAGCCTGCTTGCATACGACGCTGCTCGCGAAGCGATTCCCGAGAAGATGCGCCTGCTGCTGAACTTCATGGAGTTTCACTGCGAGTACGGCGTGACCTGTGACGAATACGAGGTTCATGTAGATGGCACACACCAGTCCGTTTCGCCACTGTTCACTCGCTTGAGTCGCATGGGCCTCATCCGCGACAGCGGCCAACGCAGGCTCACGCGCTCTAATCGGCAGGCAATCGTTTGGGTTGTGGGGGTCGGCGACCTGTTCATTGAGGCCCGACCGAGCAGCCGTGGAGGACTAAAGGACGCGGTGATTGAGGCTGCGATCCTCGCGAGACAAACAGGTTTGTGGAGTCAGTTCGATTCTGCGCTTCGCGACCTGCGGAAATCGTGAATAATTGCCAAAGGATTCGCCATACTGCGACCGATTGACTTGAGGTAGTTGGCGTACTTCATCTTCAACCACTTACAGGAGACACCATGACGAACGAAGAACTGGAAACTGCTCGCCTGCGATGCCGCGTCGTGCGGCTGGAAACGCATCTGTGCAACATCCTTGAGATGTTTGAAACGACGCTGGAAGGCAAGGTGTGCAAGCACAAGAAGAACATCTGCTACTGCAACGAACGACTGGCCATCCGGCTTGCGAAACTGGCAGCGTTCACTGGCAAGCCAGCGCGATGCGAACGATGCGGCAGTCCGCTGTCCGCTCTGTCAGATGACTGCCAGCACTGCGAGGTGACCCATGCTAACTGACCTGTTCATCATCGCGTCGTTCGTCTGCGTGCTGTGCATCTTTGGCTGGGTCACCAGCGTGATCGCGAACCCCGATGAACGCCGAACCATCGGCGTGCGGCTCCCGGAGGACGAATGACCCTATACTGAACTTTGGTGTCTCTGAACCGAATACCCCATTCGGTTGCTGCCCCGGTACTTCCGTGCCGGGGCAGTTTTTGTTTACGATGCCAGCCTGCAAGGATGCAACCCGTTCGTGACACTATTCCCGAGCCAATTACAGACCGCCTACGGGCGTGCGTTGTGTTCTTGCGCCAACGCCATCCGATTCAAGCCAGCGAACTAGCGACGGTGCTAGATCGCTTGGAAACGATGCTGCGCCTGACTCGCACTGGCGATTGCCTGTTTGCGGACGAGATACGCAATCTGCTGGATATGCCACACAAAATTCGCACGACGCGAGGCATGGCTAGCGACCCATTGCGTAGCAAACGGAACACGCGCACACGCGATCCCAAGAAACGCTAGACGGTCACTAGCGCATCAGATAGCGTGCTGGTTCCGGTCAGCGGCAGATAGATGCCCTGACGCTCTGCGCCGACCCAGCGTGAGAATCCCTTCATAAACAGACCTGTCGAACTAGCATCGCTCACAGCCGCGATGGTTCCAGAGTCGTTAGCCGCCCAGTCTGTCGCGCCGCAGGTGATGAGGACGGACGGGCCAGCCGCGTACAACCGAGTCATGGGAGCCAGCACCAGTTCATCGATCATCAGCGTGCCCGTGTTGGCGATCGCTGCCGTGCTGTAAATGTCGAGGTAAAGCGTGGTCGGCAGCGCAGACTTGGCGATGCTGAAGGTCACACTCTGCAAGGTGTAGGTTGTAGTTAGGCTAGCGAGGTTCAGGGTGATCGCAGTTCCGACCACCGTGCCCGACGCATCACGCAGCGCAACGCCGACGGTTCCCGTCGTCGCAGAGGCCACGCGAGCGTAGAAGGTGATCGCGTAATCAGTCTCGGCCTGCACGCTCGTAGGTGCGCCGGAGCCGGACGCGA